GGAATTTTAGCTTCTTTAATATTATGAGTAACATTAAATTTTTTATCTCTATAAACTGTTCCCAAATGTTTAGCGCCAGAACTCTTTAAAGAATTTCTGCCACTCGAATTCATGGTGTGGTTGACGTCATAACCACCTTTGTGTTTATATACTTCGATACCGTCTTCGTGGTCACGGTGGGTTTTAACTTTATCGCTAGCATGTTTGACCGCCGATTTTAAATCTTTAAAAGGTGCAGAACCAAATTCTTCAACAAATTGTTCAGTTGATTCAATTAAATCTACTAATTCTTGCGCTAAATTATCAACACTTTCATTTACATTCTTTTTCTTAAACATACGAAAGCGAGCATCAAACTTTGGCTTATTATTAGAGTCCATTAATTGATGAGGTCTTTTAAGAGTTCTTGAATCTTTATATGATGCCTCTTCAATGCTCTCGTTCTTAGGTGCTGGTTTAGGTGCTGCAGCAGGCGGTGGAGCATTCTTAGAAGCGCGACGATCTCTTTCGCCTTGTTTAATCTTTGGCAATAGTTTACGGGCTATAGCTGCAATACGAGCTTTACTAATCTTTTCTATACGCTGATCTATAACTTGTTTTTCTCCAGCGGACAATTCTTCGTAAGGTCTATTTTTAGAAAACTTTTTCTTTAAAATACCAATAGCAGCTTTTCTAGCTCTTTTCATTAATACTTCACGAGATGCGGTTTTTCTTGAAGATTTTTCTCTACCTCGTTGTAGTTTAAATCTGTTTTTTCTCATTGCAATAGATCTTTTACGTCTTTGCTGTTGATTTAAAGCTTCGTCAATCTCTTCGTTTATAGTTTCTTCTGTCATATTCATGCCTTTACGTACTGCTGCCATAATAGTAGGTGCAGATGATTGTAATTTTTTTGGTAAACCTTTTGAAAAGTCTTTAGTATTATTAGCTGCTGCTAATGATCTCATTTTAGAAGCAGACATGCCTTCAACACCTTCTGCGTCTGGATCTCTTTCTCCAGCAGAAATTATATTAATGTTTTCAAAGTTAAACTCTTTACCATTATATTTAGATAGCAATTTTTGAAATTCGTCTACTCTATCAGAACCAACTACCATTACTAAATTCTTGTATTTGCCAGTAAGAGATTTTGCAACATCAATAATAGTTTTAGCATTAGACTTCTGGATAGTATTGCCAAATGCTTTCTTTGCAAATTTAACCTTATCATCATAAGATAAAGGATTCTTTTTTGCATCTTGTGTGTGAGTCAAGAAGACCATAGGATCTGCTTTTAGACGGCCAGCTTCATCTGTAACTTTATCTATAAGTTTTTCATGACCTACGGTAATAGGGTTCATTCGACCGTACGAAATCACTACTGTGTTCTTCATAACAGCTTCTTCAATAGTTGGTTCGGTATCGATGTATTTAGAAGGATCAAATTCCTTGAAACCTTTTAACTTCTTTTTATCTGGTGGCGTTGCCATTAGTTAATCCTAAGATTGTAATATTTGCTTTATTTATAATTTTCATGAAAAGAAGGTATAAATGGGTAGTTTCTGGCTGCAGAACCGCTCCAAATAGTAGATTGTCTCAACCATCCTATCGCTGGTGTTGGAGAAGCGATTGATAATGGCACAGCTGTTCTTCTTTGATTGACTAAAAAGTAATCGTTATCTACTGCACTGTAAATTCCCTGTCTTTCAAGTTCATCAATAAGATATCTGGCAGTCTTTTTTGTAATTGCGTATGCATGAGCACCTTCATGTCCAATTATATCAATAATTTGCTGCGGTGGACCTGCTTTAACATGATTATATTTCTGAGGATCTGTTACCTTATAACCCAATACTACAATTCTGTTTTCTGGAATGTCTATCATTAACGGTTGTAGCATCAATGCATCATGTTCTAAAACAATACCGACATCTTCTGGCCCGTCTGCTATGTTCTTCCAAATGCTAAAATGACCTGCCGTACAGCACATTGCTTTGTCTGCAGCTGACACATTTTCTGTATAACGATACTCTGAGGTTGGTAAATTCTTAATTCCTGTCTTACCAAAAGCCATTCTACCATCCATTTTATGATAGCCATTAAAGTAAGTCCAGGATAAACCTATCTTATCACAAGAGTCTGAGCAAGTCTTTGCATACTCATTGGAGATAGGATTGTCAATTTTTAAAATGTGAGCTTTAATCGATTGCATAATTTATATTGCCTTATCATATGAAACACTATTTGCATGACCAGTAGAACCCCACTTGTGATCTGCATATACCTTATCTGGTCCATTATATCTCGTAGCACTGCCATGATAAAATAGTGGAATAAAGTAATGTGATGGCCAAATAGTAAGTTTGTGTTTCCAATTAACAACGTGATCTGCTAAAAATGCATTACCGGTTGATCTAAATGGTTCTGGGCTTAACTGATGTGGCTGAACTTTGTGTAACGTATCAATAACGTGTTTAACAAATTCATTACCTGGGTTGCAAGCCATAATAGGTTGAATAAAATTATGGCGGCCTGCTTCATTTTCATAACAAGAGTAGGCATGATCAGATGGTGCTGTAAACAATTCATCGGTATTTTCTAAGCATACCATATCAGCTTCTGGCCAAAAGCCACCATTCTCATATAGCAATTCATAACGAATTAAATCTGATACACCTGGCCATTTGCGCGTATTATAATAATGATTTATAAGATGTTGGTTGTGCCATTTACGAGCCCTAAGCATCTCATCAGTAAAGATAGAATATTCCCAATCAGGATGCTTTTCTTTCCAAGTATTTAACCATGCCATAGGAGCAGGCTTTGGTCCAATCCAAATCTGAGTTAACTTCTTTTCAATATTCATAATTAATCTCTCACAAAAATCGCATCCATTGAAGTCTTTTTAACTAACTTATAACCAATCGATTCTAAGAATTCTCTACCACATTCTCTTTCGGTAATAACAACTGGATTGCATTTTTCAATTAAATTGATAGCACCTTTTAATGCTTCCGGTTCATAACCTTCAAGGTCAAAATGAATTAGATCGCATTTATCAAGACCTAAGCTATCTATAGTAATCATCATTACTGCGCCAGGATTTTCATTTACTGTATACATACCAACGTTATTTTCTTCACCGGGTGCTGTTGGTGAATCAAGACTTACTAATTTTTTAGAAGAGCCTAATGCTGCGTTTTGGTGATAAATTCCAGGAACAGCACAGTTTCTTTCTAAACAATAATAGTTAACTGGATCTGGTTCAAATGTATATACTCTATCAAAATGATTTTTGTAGAATCTTGGATACATGCCACAGCATCCACCGGCTTGTACAACCACATCTCGAGCTTTTACATATTTAAGAAATGATTCACGGTCACGAATCCAATCTTGGAGTGGCCAATGAAATGCATTAAAATCTCGAATTGGCCATAGAAGCTGATCTACACCTTCTATGTTTACTTTTCTCATAGCTAATTGATTATTCATTATTTCACCACATACCAAATAAAATCTTGTTCTTTTTTGTAATCTTGACCAAAATGTTTTTCTACTGCAGATTTTACTGTTGGCCAATGTATATCGTGACCAATTACGTATCCACCTTTTTTAACTTTTGGCATCCAATGTATAATGTCTGCATCTACACCTTCAAATGAATGATCTGCATCTATGAATACGAAATCTAAGCTTTCATCTTCAATTAGCTTTGACGCGTCATTCGTAAATCCACGGTAAATAGTTGCTCTTCCATTTGTAGTATCACAAAATGCTTTTACATCTGCATAATATCTTTCATGCTCCCACGCAAGACCATCTTCACCTGGAATATATTTTTGTGGCCCGCCGTTTGATTCTTGCTGTGCATATAAGTCAACACCAAACAAACGAAGATTTTGACAATTATTAACTAGATGTTTAAAAGTTTCACCATACCATACACCAAGTTCGGCGCCAATGGTCCAGTTGTTTTCTTTTACAAACCGTTCTAATGTAGACCATCTATACGTATTTCCGCCGTCATGCCCGCGGTCTTTAATCATTCCCATAATATTAATCCTATTTTAGTAAACAAAAAGGACAGCCGAAGCCGTCCTTTTATTTATAACTCATTTATAAACATCTTATCTTGTTACTTCTTCCCAGTCCATTGAACCGTGAACTACTTCAGTATTAGTTGATGCTGATACCGCAAGCGTTAGAGATACAGGTGTACCTGCTAATCCATTTCTTCTTAATTGAAACTTAAACAGAGCATCTCTAAAAATATTTATAGCGGGTGCGTCTTGTGTATTAGATGTAAAATATCCGCTAGCTAATATTTTTCCACCTGAAACAGCAGTTCCGGCAAGGGTGTATTCAATTGAAGAATCTGCTCCTGGGTCTGACCAAGAACCTGTTGTAACGGTTGCGCCTTCAATAATTCTCCATGAGTATATACCCGTGGCTACACCCATTACTGCTACTGCAGTTGGAATAACAACTGCGTCTAATGCAGTAGATTTAAGTCTGATTGATACAACAGGATAATATGTTCCAGCGGTTGCTAAAGATTTTGGTGCTGTAATAGCGGTGCCGACAGCTCGTTGAGTACCTCTAAGTTCGTAACCGCCTTCAGATATAACCGTAGAGCATATTTGTTTAAGAGTACTTGATGAACCTGTCGCGCTATTATTTTTTATCTCATAACGAAGTGGAAGCGAAGCAGTTGTCATGTATGTTGACGTAATACTGTTTGCATGATGAAAACTGTGAGCATGTATAAATTCGCCATTTATTACAAACCCACATCTGACAGATCCTACACCTAACCATTCTATGTCGATGAACAAAATATGCGCTTTAGATATATCAAGAGTAAGTCCAGATGGTCCAGCACCATCTAAAGAATCCATGTTCCAGTCGTTCTTGTGAATTCTAGTATCAACAGCAACTCCACTATTGTAAGATCTTCTTACGAAATATAAGTCACTTCCATCAAGTTCTAGGTATATGCCGTTTTGTGCACCAAAATATCCAACTCTTTGGCGAAGACCTTCCTTTGCCGTGTTCATCACAAACGTACTAAATGTTTGCAACGATTTACCTGGTTGGTAAGAAAACACCATAGATGTCTCTCTTATTACTTCAGAGTTTGCAGCAGTATCAACAACAAGATTTACAAGACCTTCGTTTGCAGAAAAAGAAGCTGTTCCGCCACCAACAACAGCCGTGTCCCATAGACCGTTATCTCTATAACGATGCGAAGAATCAAACATTGTAAGTGGTGTTGAAACTCTTGCTCGTCCAAAAGCATCAACAGCCATTCCTGATGGATTTGCTGGACCAACATTGTTTCCATATTGGTCTGCAAGCATTACTACTTCGAAAAGAGATTTATTATTTTCTAAATAGAGGTGATTGTTTTTATTAAATTGAGCCATTAGCGTTGCCATCCTTTGATATATTTGTCTGAGAAGTTAGCATTACTAAATCCCAATCTATCTACAAGTTTAACAGCGTTTTTGCCCATCTTATCGATAGCAACGAATCCTTCTTGTTCTGTTACTTGATATCCGTCAGCGGTCTTTAGGAATGTACCAATAGTTTTTGCTTTATCTAGCTTGCCAATAATCATAAGCTTTGCGTCAATAATCAAATTATACAAATCAAACATAGCTACAATTTGTGCAGGCGGAGTTTTTTTGAAATATTCTAAAGTAGAATCTCTTTTTGCAATCTTACTAGCTTTACCTTTATCGGTCTTAAGCTTATTTGCTTCTGCATCGTAATAATCTGCAATGTATTTTTCTAGATCTCTTACAAACGTTTTTGTATTTTTAATTCTTTCGCCTTGACGAATTTTAGAATTAACAAATGTTTTTACTTTTACTAGAGTATCTTCGTTGTCTGAAATACCATTAAATGTTTCTTTTTTAATGGTATTGAATAATTTTCCAGCTCGAGAAAGAATGTCTGTTACTTCTTTAGTTTCTGATGCTGTAAAGTTTGCTGTGCCAGATACATCTCTATATAATGCATCTACCGACCAAACGCCTTTTACTTTCTTGAGGCCAGAAGCAATCTCCTCTCCAAAGCTTGCAGACATTTCTTCAAAACTTGATCCTCGGTATGTAGTGTGCCAGACCACTCCGATTTTGGATCCGAGTATTTCCGCACCGAGTTTTGAGTTCTTAGGTACCGCATAAACAATCGTATTAGGATGGAAAGTAATATGTGGTTCACCTTCAATGTCCACCACTTTAAGATCTTCTTTAGCATATAGAAAGTCACCTTGTACTACGCCTTTAATGCCAAGTTTTGGTAACTCAGCTAGCGCTAGTTTTAATTTTGTATTCAAATCACCGGAAGTATCAGCATCTACATCAGCTGATGTTTTATATACCTTTGGGTTTTTATTAAAGATACCCTTTTTAGCAACAAAGAACTTACCATCTGATGGATCAATGCCAGCAAATACAGCTGGTGCGCCATCCCATTTAACAGTAACGTTTACTTTTGATTTTGCAGTACCAGCAAGCATGTCGCGTAGCGCGCGCAGGAAGTTAATAGAATCACGAGTTCCATCTACACCTGCATTAAGGATGTTATCCTCGAGGTGCTCCATGTGAGTGTTCTTAGACTCAACTAAGTAACTTTTAAATGATAACATTACACTTTTCTAACTCGCTGGTGTGTGAACGGGTTTTTCTTTGTAGTTCCAGGTTTAAGAGAGTACGGACTATTAGCCATAGTTTTTACTTTAACTTCTGGTTGAATTTCATATTGGCTTGTACGAATACCAACTCGCATTCTAAAATCGCCTTTACCACCAAACATAGGAACGTCTGCTGCAATACCAAGAGGATCCTCATTGCTAAGTCTATAAAAATCGTCATCAGCTTGTAGATAATAAACTGGTTCTGCTTTTCCGCCGCCAGCGTAGTGGTCTCTAACAACTTTACCTAAATCTTGGTTTGGTACTGTTACAATATACTGATCAGCTTGCTTGCTCATGTAAGCTTTCATTTCAGCATGATTTACAGTATCTTTATCAGTTTTTTGAGGACCAACGTTTGTATTTAGCTTAGTTTTTCCTGTAGCTTTTAATATATCTTTTACGAATTTATCAGCATGCTTATCAAGCATTTTTGCTATATAAACTTTTAACGGTCCTTGTTTTCCTGCAAATGGGCCACTTTTTTCTAGTGATGAAAACCATTTTTTGCCATCATATGAAGCTCGAGTATTTCCAAGGTTGTCTGTATGGTTCATTTTTACTTCAATCCACACGTTTTTACCCTTGTGTTTAACAAGAACGTCAGAATAAGTAGAATCTACCTTTGGTCTTGAGGCATCATAGCCCAAATCTTTTAATTGATCTGCAACATCTTTTTCATACTTATCTGACGCGACGCTCATAAGAAGCAACTCCAGTTCTTCACCAATAAAGTCTTTAAAGGATTTCATTTTCTTTCAGTTGGTTGGTTTTTCTTTATTTATATATTAAGAAATGCCACCAGCTGAGAACAATGTCTTCTTACTTCCTTGACCAAATGCAGTTTTGTCGAATGGCAAAGTATCATCATCTCTTGACGAATTACTGAATGATGCTGTATTAGCAGCACTATTACCTGTCATGCCTCGTTGAGCAGTTTCTTCAAGCTCATAGATTTGCATTTTAGCTCGATTAATACCGACAACAAATCTACGATAAAAACTAATATCGCCCCAGCGATTTTTTAATTGTTTAAGCATTAGCTGGCCAAGACCATCAAGTTCTTCAGTAGTAATTAAACCAAGAATACAATCGGCAGTATGAGTGATACCCATAGACTCAGAAGTATTCGTAAGATCAACGTCAGAGTTTCCATAACCATCACGGTTAAACTGTGAAGATGTAATAACTGCACAGTTATATTCCATAGCTAAACCACGAATTTCTTCTGCAATAGACTTAACAAGAGTGTAACTGTTTGCGGCTGCAGCACCTTTAACACGAGATGAAGCACAGATATTCAGGTAATCGATACAAACAATATCAGGCTTAAAGCCTTGTTTCATTTTCAGTTCATTAAGCAAATGTCTGAAGTGACCAGCATGAGCTGAACCAGTTGGGTATTCTTTGATAACAAGCTTACCTTTAGTCTTTGATCTAATACGTTCAATACGTTTAGCGTAAACATCACGCGGCAACAGCTTTAACTCGTCAAGAGTTACATCCATCATATTAGCGTCAATACGCTCAGCAATACGTTCTTCTGCCATTTCCATTGTAATGTAAACAACATTCAAACCTTGCATAAGAGCATTTGCTGCAAAGTGGCATTTCAATAGAGACTTACCACCGCCAGTTGTTGCAAGCAGCACAGTCATAGATTTACGAGGTAAGCCACCTTTAGTAATCTTGTTTAGAATATCAATATCAAATGGAATACGTTCTTCTTTGCGGTGATAGAAATCATAACGCGATTCAGCATCTTCAATAAAGTCGTGGCCTACCGAGCTGTCAAAGCTAATACCCAGAGAAGCAGCAAGCAACTCTGGAATAGAGCCTTTATCGTTTTCTTTATCTTGACCGTCCATAATCAAAATAGCTTTGCGAATTGAGTTGAATAGATCTTTATCTTGGCAAAACTTTTCTGTTTCTGATACAAGGAAATCTATATTTGTTGATGAGTCTGTAGCTAAGCTATCAACTTCAGACATAATATTTTTGTAAGACTCTTCGTTAAGGTCTTTACGTTTATCTAGAGAAAGCTTAAGCGCTTCAATAGAAGGCGGTGCTTTGTATTCTTCGACGTATGATGAATATGTATCAAAGATTTTTCTTAGTGAACCATCGTCAAAGTAATCTGCTTTAATGTATGGATATACTTTGCGGTAAAATGTATCGTTGAGTACGAGATTTGATAATACTGTTTTTTCAATCATTTGATATTTCCGTGTTCTAAATTAGAATTGGCAGCCGAAGCTGCCAACACATTCAATGTTATCTTATATAATAACATACATTACAAATACTGTCAACAGTTGATCACTCGTCTTCATCTTCATAATCTTCATCAATAGTACTAACACGTTCTGAATCATCACGCATAATACTACCAGATGCACCAACTGTAAACTTATCTTTAATATAAGTTGTAATATCAGTCTTCTCAAACATCATCATCCAAAAGTCTTTGTTATCATTAACATCTTTTGCACGAAGAGATTTTTCTGACAAGATTTCGCCAGTTGCAGGATTAACTGCTTCATACCAACCAGCTTTTGGTTTACGAAGGTAACCACCTGCTTCAGCAATATCCATCAAACCAGACCATTTAACAATACCACCTTCATAGCTTACACTAATCGGAATCTTTGATTTCTCTTTAACATAACGAGATTTTTCAATGTTGATAATGAAGTGATAGCCTTGAATTTCTGTACCAACTTTATCTTGCTGACGACCGATAATCCAGATGCAATCTGCTGAATAATAGATACCCGTACCGCCGGACACGACATCCTTAGGAAATAAACCAATCTCTTTATAAGTGTGGTTAACTGCAATGAGAGGAATATCTTTAAGGTTAAGATGCGGAGTAACAATACGGAACAAAGACTTAAGTGCTTTAGCACGAGTCATGTCAGCTACTGATTTACCTTCAAGAGCATCTTCAGCTTCTTTCTTAGAAGCAAGGTTACCAATAGAATCGATAACGATAATAACTTTATCGCCTTTTTCGATTTTGTCAAGTTGTTGAGTAATATCGAACTTAAGTTCTTCAACATTAACAATTGGTGTGTGTACAACACGGTTTACGTCAATACCAAATGAATCAAAGTACGCTTGAGGCGTACCAAATTCTGCATCATAAAACAAAAGAATTGCTTCTGGATTTCGTTGCATATAAGCGCCTGCCATCAACAACGCGAATGCCGATTTAAAGTGCTTAGATGGACCTGCAAGAACGAGCAATCCAGGTACAACACCACCATCAATTCTACCAGATAACGCGACGTTAATCATTGGTACTTGTGTTGGTGCCATATCTTTCTTACCGAAAACTTTGGATTTAGAAAGTTGAGCAGTTAACTTAATTGTACTGTTCTTCACTAGCTTGTCTAATAGACTCATAATTATTTTCCTTCTACAATTGAAAGCAATTTACTTTTATACGCCTCAATCTTTTTAACTCGATCAGGCCAGAAAATTGTTGATTTATCTGGGTTCTTACACAAGTTGTCTAAGAATGGCGTAATGGATTTGTATAGAAGATTTAGACGATATTCTAAATCGTCAATAGTTACTTGAGTGTCTGTTAATTTTTCTTTTAACGTCTCTTTTTCGCTACTGACTTTTTGAATAGTTTCTTTGGCCTCAGCTTCTTTTTCTTGAAGTTCTTCGTCGATGAAGCTGAAACCAAAGTCATAATCTAAAACCTCTTCATGAGGTTTTTTAGCCATTAGCTAGTTCCTGAAAGATAGAAAGATCGTCATCGTCGTCATCTGTCATAACAGGTTTCTTAGAAGTAGATTTTGCTTCTTTTAAAGTAGGAGTTGGAGCAGCCTTTTCTGAATTACCCATGCTGCTTAGATCAAACTCGTTGTCATCTGCTGCTTTAGAAGGAGCACTAGCTTCTTCATCAAGAGCAAGAACACGGTAAAGTTTTGCTTTCAACTCATTGTAAGACTTAAAGTTCTTAGGATCAATCAATTCTTGCAATGCATGCTCTGAGTTGTAAATACGTTCGAGTTCTGCTTCGTCATCAGACAAAGGACCCGGTGCATCAAATTCAGATTTATCGTAGTTTGGGTATCCTTCGAATTGACGGATTTTCAAACGGAAGTTAGCACCTTCCCAAAGATCAAACGGGTTGACCGGTGCTTCATCTTCAAACTGTGGATTCATTAGATCGTTAAGTTTGTCGAAGATTTTTTTGCCGAAGGAAAACATGAATACTTTGCCTTCGTTATCTGCATTACCAGAATCTTTAATAACGTAAACGTTAGCAACGTATTTCAGGCGGCGCTTTTGCTTGCGAGCAATTTCTTTGTCTGAATCCAAGCCAGAATTCCACAACTTGCCGTTGTATTCTGAAACAGGGTCGTCTTGATTGATGGTAGTGAGAGAGTTTTCGATGTACCAGAGACCTGTTGGGCCTTGGAAACCGTGATCCCATACGCGAACAAATGGCATTTCTTCACCTTTAGGAGCAGGCAAGAAACGGATAATTGCAAAACCGTTACCTGCTTTATCGCGGGTTGGTTTCCACATTTTACCTTCGTTGGGATCTGAGTAGCTCTTTGTTGAGATTTTTTCGAGCTGTGCGTTCAATTTGCCGAGGGAGGCTGAACGATTCTTTTTAAGTGCGTCAAATGACATATTAATTATCTCCTAGTTTTGCTGTATATAGCGTTGTTGTATTGCGATTTATATGCAGGTTTTAATTGCATAATCTTATTTATATCAGAAAAAGCGTTCACGTACGATATCTTTAAACTTTTTTTCATCAATTTCTAAAAAAGGTTTATACTTCTTTATTAGCCTAATTATATCACGTGCTACGATTTTGTCAACTATTTCTTTTTCCCAATAAGGAAAAATATTAGATATTTTCGCAATGATACTAAATGTTTCAAGACTGATTTTCTTCTGTAAGTACATAGTCATAATAAAAGGATGTTGTCCATTTACTGAAGTAAAATTAGCTTGAAAGTTATCGTCAAGAAGATTTAGATCTGTTTTAAAGACGCGAGACAAAGAATCTATTTTTCTTTGCCAATCAATATACCGATCTTCACCTTCTTGTTCTACGATTTCACGAATCCAGACATTTGGTTTGATGACCATATTAGCCACCATTAACTTTTCTGGATTTTCTTTATTAGATAGCTTTTCGAAAAAGTAAGCATCATTCCTAGTTCTAAACGTGTCAAATGATGCTCTTATTTTTCCATTATATTTGTGATAATCATATCCATCAGTTGTAAAATGTTTCTTCATTGCAAGGTATTTTACATACCAATGAAATGAATCATCATTAGCATAACTTTGTGATGTCTTGATCATCGTCATATACCATTCTTAATTCAACTGCTTCGCTTCTTACTTTTTCTTTTAAGATAGAAGATTTTTTAACAATGTCGGCAACTGTTTCAATTTCTAAATGATTTATTCTTGCATACTCCACAAGAGCATCAATATAATTTACACCTTTTGATAGCATTTCTTGGATTTCGTGATGAACTTTTTCTGGTGTTCTTGGTACAATTGCCATTATATTATCCGTTTAGAGGTTTAATAGCATCTAGCCAATGATGAGCCGCAGATTGTGCCCAATGAATACTTTTGCCTTCAAAAAGTTTTTCTTCAACAAGAACGTCATTAACATAATATCGAACGCCCGAACCTGTTGTAGTTTCAAAATAATCTACTGCTAAGCGTTTACCAGCTTTTTCAGTAACAATAGTTCTTGGTATAGTACCCTTCTTCATTATTTTTCCTTTATGTTTAAACAATCAAGCGGCAATACCACTTGTTATATCTATTATATAACAAAAACTATAAACTGTCAACTAGTTTATGCACTAATCCATGTAAATATTATTGCAAGAAATCCAATTAATGTTGCTATAAACATTACACAAGTAATTAAAAATTGTAGCTTTTCCCAGTTCACTCATTACCTCTTGCTTCAATAGATCTAGAAATTGACGCAGCAACGTCATCATATTGTCTTACCCAACCCTTAGCAATCTTTGAGCACTCGGCGCGTTCGATTGCTACCAATTGCGCGCACATGAAAGTCGCCCAAGCTGCATTAGATTTAATTTTATCATCTACTTCGCTGGCTTTATAATATTCGACACCATGTTCAGTGTCATCGCGATTTATTCTTTGCAAAACTTATTCCTTATAGCAGTCTATGCGCCAAGGACATTGAGACAAGATTAATGTTGAGCAGTCATCGTCGCCCCAACAAACTGGGGCTTCAGTACCGCGTAGTTGCTTGATCTCAATATGCGCTTGACGATATTCTTCAGAATCTTTTTGTCCATTATTAGACAATGTTGCTTCAAGGTTTAACAAATCTTGTATTTTAGTCATCTTTACTCTCCACAGCCCAGTGCACAACTGTCCAGTCGTCAATACAGTCTTGCTTGCAGTAATGCGCATCAACATGGTCTTTACCAAACTTTTCACACATTTTTCCGTACCAGTGATTCCAGTATGTAGCAATAATCTCTGCGTCAGATAACGTTTCGTAAATTACTTCGTTGTTATCACCGGGATAAACAATGGTCCAGAATCTCATTATGTGTTTCCATTTCTATCAAAATACAGTGGTCCACATGGGCCGCCATAATTTACATATCCAGAACCATCGGCGTAATAAACATACTCTGGTTTTGGTTCACTATTGCGACTTACCTCAGTAACATGTTTTCGTTCATTGTATGAATGATGAATAGTTTTAGTTACTTGCGATTTATCAAATAAAGCTTTATTATTTGAGTTATATGCCGTAGCTCTTTGGCCACGAATAACATGGAAGCCGTCAGACTCCCATTCATCCCACGTCTTAAGAGATAGTAGCTTGGCGTTTTTCTTCATGTTTATCGCATAGTGTACGAATCCAACCGCCTGAGCGACGCTTACCTAGATCACCACAAGTTTCACATGTATGTTCAGCCCAAGTTTCTGCCATAGCAATCATACCAGCAATAGTATCGTTGCCGCCTCTATAGTAAAAGCGCAAGCCACCAAACTTTTCTTTAATTTGTTCAACTACAACTTGCTCAATTGGTTTATAACAAAGATCCGGATGTCTTTCAGCTCGTGCATTATTCCAATCAATATGTGTTTGAATATGCTCAAACAGTAATTCAATAATATGATACCAACCTTCGCCTACACAAAAGCCACCATACGGCTCAGAAAACATTTTTGGATATTTTTCTTCCATACGTTTAGTAAAGACGTCATAACTACTAATCATATCAACCATATTTACACCTCAAAATATTGTAATTCAAAATTATCTGCGATTTCTTGATATTTGATGTAACCGCGAGGATTACAAATAACACGAGTAGAACCAACCATATAATCATATTTGTCATGAGTATGCCCGTGTGTCCATACTTTAATTTGTGGGCGATCAAGAATAAACTCTGACAAATCAGAAGAATAAGCACCATTAACCATCGTGTCATCTTCGTATTCTGGCTTAACTGAAAGCTTACAAGGAGCATGGTGTCCAACTACTACAAACTTTTCGTTTGGCAATCCTTTTACGGTTGCATCAATAAAGTCTAACATAGCTTTATGTTCTTCAACAGACTTTGTCGGCGTGAATGATCCTGTACGCGTCTTAAATTCAACAGTATGACGTTCATCATAAGGCAATGCAATCCATTCTTCGTCAGTCATTCCAACTGGCTTATCTTTTAAGATATGAGCTTTGTATGTTACTAGAGTAGAAGTATCTTTGATGATTCTATAGTCATTCATATAACCTTTAATTGCATACAGAGTACTTGGATCTTCTTTGTTCATATCAGTCCAAAGAGTTCCAGCAATAAAAGTAACATCATCAAACGTAACATATTCTTTTTCAAGGATATGCAAGTTAGTTAAGTAACTTAGTTTTTCTTTTAGTCTAGAATAAGTTAGTGCAAAATCACCGTTATAATGCTCGTGATTACCGGAGATGTAAACAACGTGCTTAAATTCGCGGCAGCAATTCTGAAAGAAGTCATGATAGATATTACTCTTGTTTGTCATGCCAAGAATTGCAGGATCTGCACGATCATTCAAATCATTAGCGACACAGATGTCACCCGACAAGATTAACACGTCAGCGCCTTCAGTATTTTGAAGTGTAATAGGTCCAAATTCTAAATGGACATCAGAGCATACTGCAATTTTCATTTTATAATTCCTCAAACAATACGTTATTTACGTATAGGTTTTTATCTTCTTCAGAAATTCCCATAGCAAGAATAGATCTATGCAAATGAGGATTTAGCTTTTGGTTAGAACAATACTTATTTAGAATTGGCTTAGTATCGCGTTCAGCTTTAACAGCATCTTTTTCTAAGTTATCCAAATAGTAATTAAGTAAATCACTCGTTACTTTAATAAATTGCTCTAATTCTTCTTCAGTATTAATATTGCCAACCGCAATCATGTTCTCTGAAAAAATCTCTTTAGCCCAAGGTGGCAATTCTCTCTGCTTATTCCATTCAAGATCTTTTACCTTTGTCTCCATATATTTTGTATATGGATGTGAAAAACCATGTAATGGAGAAAAGTCCATAAAAGAACCCGTAATCTTTTTAGGACCTGCTACAATATCAAAACCTAGAACAGGAAGTTCAATTCCTGTTTTTGGAAAAATATTAATATGCATTAACCACAAACCTTTGCCGTCTTTAGGTGCAATAGTTTTAAGATGTGCTTTATCTATTAATTCCGATTTCCAGAAAGTATCATTCCAATCTTTAAAATGAAGATCTTCAGTATACTTTGGATTGTCATAACGCTGAAACTTATCATTAAAGCGGCTATTAATATACTCAGCATATTCGTTTAATCTATTCCACAGCGGGTACATTATCTTTTTTCTTTATTGACCAAGAATTGTTTGGTAGTTCTTCCCATATAAGAGTATCACCAACGGTCCATCCTAGCTCTTCGCATATTTCATCTGTAAGCTGCAGAAAAAAATCCCCAGTAAGAGGATCTTCTTCTACATTAAGTGTTGTGATTTTGTTTTGCATTTTGTTTACGCTCTCTACGTTGTCTAGCCCATTCATTGAGAATTTTAGTTTCGCGAATTTGCTTTAATTCTTTTCGCTTCGTTCTTGCAGATTCGCTTCGCAACAATCTATTGGCTTTTGCTGTATTTTTAATTAGTTCGAGTTCTTCGAACGATACGGTTTCATCTTCAAACTGCATAAGATTTCTCCTTATTTTATTGTCCCATATAAAGATTATATACTAGTGTGTGAGTGTGTCAACAAAAAATTATTCTTTGATTTCCAGAGATAATTCATCAAACAATTTTGATGCAAAATCAAAACAGATTTTTGCTTCATCGGCCATGTCATCATTAAGTAGTTTTCTAAATTCTTCAATTAGAACTTTAGTATCACCGTCAAATTCATACATAATCCCATTACCTGGAATCTTTTTCTTAATCATTTGGCCACCATGCAACTCACCAAAATGGCGAACATACATATGAGCTAGTAGAGATTGGTTGTCATTTTTTTCCGCAAGCGCAGTAACATGAGCAGCATATTCATCAACAGATGGCGGGAATTTACCGTCTGGTTCAAAACCAAACAATGTTTCTAACTCGCGAATATCTTGAAAAATACGAGGCGCTCTCTTAATAGAGTTTAAGTTTACTGGGATTTTTGTATGTTTTTCTAGAACTGCATAGTTCATATATTGACATGTGAGAAACTTGTGATAAAGTTTTGGATCAATTTTACCACCCATTAGTTCTCTAGCAAAAGCTCTGCGTTCAGCAGATTGATGGTGAGCCCAAGTAAGCTCTTTTAATTTATTCGACATTATGTAACCTCCTCATTGTGCATGAATATATTTATTTACGGAATTAAAAATCTCCGTGATTACCTTTATGAGAAGGTGCAACCCAGTCTGATGGCTTAATCAAATCTGGTAGACCAAACGGGTTAGGGCGTCCTGGTTTAACTCCTGTAGATTTGTTCATGTTTGCTTTATAAACATTATCCCATGCTTTATTAGCATCAACATTAAACACATCAAGTGTACCAACAGCAAAAACAGAAAGATCAATAAGACCATCTACAATTTCTTCTGGATCAGTTTTAGATGCATCACCCATGAAAGCAAATTTACCATCTTCATTAATACCAAGATCAAGATCTGCAGCATTTGCAGTTTCAAGCAATTCTTCTAGGCACATATTCAAACGGAAAGTAAGATAATTTGCCATAAGTTCTTTATTGCTTTTATTGGCTTCGAACCATTCTTTAACACCAAATTTGTGGTGCATTGCATTAATGTCGTTCGCCCAATTTTTGTTACGCGACATGTTGATCTTGCTAAGATCTGTAGCCCAATTTTCCATGATATATCCTTACTTTAAAATATGTAGCTTATGATCTATAATAACACAAGCTATACGTAATGTCAACTTGTTAGACAAAGAAATCGTCAAGTGTTGAAATTTTTACTGCAGACCAACCAACAGCTTCGAGAATCGATTGTAACGGACTAAGAAACACTTTTTCGAATTGTGTTTCGTAGTCAATGTATTTTTCAAGC